GCCAGAAGACGGTCGGGGCTATCAAGTCCGGCTGGGCGATGGCTCTGCGTACCCTGCCCAAGCCTGTCATCAACGGCGTGCCAAAAGACTATGGCGTCAAACTGCTGAACGCAGGCTGGATCACGCGGCACAAAAGCGTGCAGGGAAAGAACACCATATCGTCTTCAGCTAAGGACGTCGACATCATCATCTTTAACGCCGACGGCAACACCAACGGCATAGCCGACCAGGCTAACACACTTGGGCTTGTCTACGGCAACCGTGTCAAACAGATGCCCGCCCGCGTCCGCCGACTGCTACAGCAGGACATCGACTCATTTAACAAGAAATAACCATGGGAACCAAATCTATCCGCCACATCGTAGAAGCCACGCTGGCCACCTACCTCTCCACCCAGACTGGGCTGACAACCGTGTCCTTCCTGACCGGGGACAGCGCCGCGACCCAGACCCTGCCCAAGGCCGTGGTCCTTTGCGAGTCCGCTCGCAGCCCTGCCGACCTCCCCGAGGGCGAAGGCAACTTCAGCTGCTCGGTCCGCATCACCCTCTTCTCGAACGCCGACGACACGACCCTCGCCGATCACCGCGCCCGCTGCGCCGCCCTGTCCGGCAATATGCGTGACCTGACCAGCATCAAGGCGGCCTTCGTGGCCTCGACCGACGCGGCCTGCTACGACGTCACGATGCAGTCCGAAGACGAAGGCATCGACGAGCGCTCCTGGGCGACTTCCTTCTCGTTCGACGTGCTGGTGGTCCTGCCCGCCTAAGCCAATTCCAAAGCCCGCAATTACAAATGGCCGCCATCTCAAACGGAACCACCTGCATCTACGGAGTCGCAGGTACTGTCGCTAACCTCTTCGTGCAGAGCTACAGCCTCTCGTCCTCGTTCAACTCCGAGGCCATGGTCGTCGATGAGACGGGCATCACGAAGACGCACCGCCTCGACGACAGAAAATCGGAAATTACTATCGAGGGTATCGCGAAAACGTCGAGCGTCCCGGTCCTCGGCGCCACCATCACCTTCACGGTCAACACCCTCTCTGCCTATCCGTCTGGCTCGGCTTCGGTTTCGTTTGCGGGAGTCGTGACCAAGGTCGATGACAAGGGCACCAACAAGGGCTTTACTTCTGTCACCGTTACGGCGGTCGACTTCGAAGGTATCACCTACTCGTAATTGACACCCCCGAAAGGGGGGCAGTCTAGAGGGTAGTGGATAAACGCTTCCTCAACGCCTACGTCGACCCGGCTCCTTTTAGGATTCTGGGTCGCACGCTTTACCCCTGGTGCCTTAAGTATCGCGTGCGTCTGGAGGCTTTCCAGTCACCGCTGGTGGACAGCCATCGCGCGATCACTCCGGCCGACCTTATCCTAGCCGTGCAACTGTGCGCCGAGGAGCCAATCGGTAAGTTCGGCATCAGGGACACTTGGCGGGTCTTGCAGCTCGAGAGATACCCCGAGGAGTTCCAGCGCCAACTCAACTTGTTTTCGTCCTACATTCTCGTCGGGCATTGGCCTAAGTTCTGGGAGCAGACCAAGACCAAGGGCGGCAACGGCAAGAACATCCCGTGGCCTTTGGCTATCGTGGCCGGACTGATTGCCAACGGGATACCCGAGCAGCGTGCCTGGGAGATGCCCGAGTGTCAGGCCATCTGGCTTAACACGGCCTTCGGTGTCCGCAACGGTGCCGATGTCTCCATCATGTCCACGGAGGAGGAAGCCTTCATGGCAGATGAGGAAGCCCGGGAAGCCTACTTCTCCGCTTCCAATCCTGCAAAGGAAAGCCCCCCTACCACCGATGGCCCAATCACTTGAAGTTCAGATCAAGGCTACGTCCGATGTCCCGCAGGCGGTCGACCGCGCCAAGGAAGCCATCACGAGCCTGGAGAAGCGTGCTTCGTCCGTCAAGGTAGGTACCGCGGGCGGCGCCGTCGAGCAGACCACGACCAAGGCTACCGGCAAGGTCGAGTCTCAGTTCGACAAGATCGGCAAGTCTTTCGGCAACACCATCTCCTCGGTGTTCCTGTCTTTCCTAGGCCCCCTTGCCATCATCTCCGGCATCATCGCCTTCGTCAGCAACTCCATCGCCGAGGCCAAGCAGCTCGCCGCTGACGGACTTAACCGCATCGCCGAAGGTAAGACCAAGTTTGCCAGCGAAGAAGAGTCCAAGATGGCCGCATTCTTCAAAGCCAAGGACGCCCGTGAAAAGGAAGAAAAAGAAGTAAAAGCAGGCCGTGAAGAAATGACCAAGCGCTTCCTTCGTGAAACTGAGGAGGGTAAGAAAATCATGCGGGAATCTGGCGGGACTTTTCTTGAATCAGAAGGAGACTTGGCAAAGAGCGCCGACTTGCAAAAGATGGCTTTGGATGCGTTCCTTAAAAGCCCTGAGGGCCAGAAGTACGCCGTTCTTTTTGAAGCCGAAAAGGCCACCAAGGAAAACTCCTTCCGCGCACCCGAAGGCTTCTCCAACGTAGTCGGCGTCGGCGCCAACCCGGTGCTTCAAGCCCTTGACGATACTCTGACTGAAGCCCGGAAGCAGACATCCCTCCTTGAGGACATCTCTGCCAACCAGAAGCGGGGCAGCTACGACGACTTCACCAAGCCTGAAGTTAAGGCGCAATACAGCGCATCCATCATGTCCACTCTCTGATCTACTCACATGGCACGCATCGACTACGGCAACGCAATGGTGAACGCCATCCTGCAACCAGGATGGAAAGTCCAAGGGGACGGCTTCGGCCTGATGACCGGGACTTGCGTCTTCAAGTCCGACCAGAACGGCAACTTCAACGTGGCCGTCATTGGCTCCTCCCACCCGGACTCCAGCTACACCTATATGAAGGCCCACAAGGTCGGGGTCTCCTACGACGCGCTGAACATCGCCACCATCACCGTGGATTATGTGGGCATCGACACGGCCTACACGGGGAGCAATTACACGCTTCCGCAGATGATCGCGAGCAACTCGCTCGGCTCCGAGAACATCACGACCCACATCAATTTCCTCGACCAAGCGGCTGGCTGGGAAGGCCCCATCGCCGGACGCGGAGACGCCGCCCCTGGAGACCCTCCTGACTATCCTGAAAGCGACCTAGGCCCGACGGTCAAAGGCCCGACAGGAAACCCGGTCAAGTCCCGCATCGGGGACAACGGCGCCTGCTTTGAGAAAGCCAGCGGTGGCCGTTTCATCGGCTTCGTCGACCCCACCGTCCGCGAGCTCTACGGCAAGACCAACTACCTCACGCCGACGACGACCTTCTCTGGATTCTTCTACACGACCGACACGGCCGCACCGGCTGAGTTCGTCGACTTGCTCGGAGCGTCCTCGAACAACGGGACTTGGGGAGGGGTGTTCTCCGTCTCCATCATCCCGTCATATGTCGGTGCCGGTGGCGATGGGGAGTTCGGCCCCAAGCTCTTGCTGTCTAACGCAAACATCGAGCGCTACGCTGGGTCTGTCCTGAAGATTTCCTACGAAGTACGCTACAGCAACGAAGGCTGGAGCCGTAAGGTCTACTACGCCGCCACCTCCTAAGCCATGGCTATCCGCAACGGAGACGGCTACGTCTTTTCGACGACTAACAATCAGTCGACACTCGGCATCCAGAGGGAGTTCGCCGACATGTACGACGGAGCGGCGCAGGACACTTGCTCGCCCTTCAAGGTCAAGAACGTCCAAGAGGTCACGGTGGGCGAGTCCACGATCGTCACCTACGAGATCTGCCCTGGCACATTTAACAACCTGATGCCACAGGTCTACAACGAGACGGAAGAGGAGTTCGAGTATCTCGACGACCTGACGACAGGCTATCAGCTAATCCTCGACTTTGCGTCCACCTCGTCGTGCATCGTCTACCTCCGCGTAGGCCCGGACGCGTCTACCAATCAGTTCCCCCCTTCTGCACCTATCAGCCCTTACGACCCGGACGACCCCTACCCGACCGTGTTCAATACGGGTGGAACCCTTCCCACCGACACCGACACTTACGGATACCTTGCACTGGCTAAGGTAAACTCGCTCGGCAGTGGAGTCTACTCGGTAGACCAGTATGTGACCGGCTCCCTCTGGGGTGACCGCATCAAGTTGGCTGGCATCACGGCGCGCTACTATTACGCCCGTATCTGATGGGCTACCTTATCGGAGACGCGACGTCCGGCGCCTACTCGACGTGGGCTCAGGTCCGCTGTCCTCTGATCGGAGGGTATGACCAATACGATTCGGTCGTCGGCCCTGGCTCTTTCCCGCATAATCTTATCGTAGACTCAGGCTTCCATGCGGATGAAGGCTACTTCCTGCGGGTAATCAATTGGCCTCAGACTAGCACTTGGTTCGATACGAACAGCAACCCGCATACGGAATACGCAGGGCCTTTCGTGGGATGGAACGATGGTGGCGGGGTGTCACCGTATGACTCCTACTTCAGCGTCGGTGCATATGATTGGTCAGGAAACGACACGACCAACCCGGTCTACACCAGCGTAAATCATAATCTGGACGAGACGGACGTGGCCGACTCCTTGGTAGGTCTGACGGTGACCTATACCTCCGGCACGTTCACGACCACGGCAGACGCTTTCGAGCAAGCCCCTGCGTCAACCCCTTGGTTCGGGCAGGACATCGGGGTCAATGCGATCAGCGCGGTGACGGACATCGACACTTTTACGGCCTTCTGACCCCCCCTTCCAATCGGGGCAAGGTTAAGACCCGATGAGCTGCACTAATCAAGTAACCGTCTCGCAGGGTAACACCTTCGCCTGCACCTTTACCTGGACGCCCGGGGCGACGGGTCCGGCCAACCTC